CTTTTTCAGCTATTATAGATTAGATGCTCTTAATATAGATAACGGTGGATCTGGTTATACATCAAAGCCGACATTACAAGTTTTTGGTGGTGAAGTTTTTGATGATACTCCACTTGAATACACACTTGATTGGGATAGTGTCACAGGTACTGTGACAGATATCAATCTTACAAATAGAGGTAAATATTCTGTTGCACCTACTGAGCTTAGAATTGTCGGTACTTTGGCAAATGGCGGTACACCAGCAACACTTGGATCTTATAATTTTGATCGATATGAAGAACCAATTCCTACTTCTTATCAGTCTGTTTTATCAGAATCAGAAGTTTACCTATTCGGTAAACCGACTCACCTCGAATTAAGTGCAGAAGAATATCAAAAAATTGTCGATGGTGATATAGACTGGTTAGATAACCCTGAAGTAACAAGTAAAGACACTCCTTTTGATCCTGCTAATATAGGTAGCGCAGGTTTAATAGTGCTTAACAAAGCGCAAACTACAATAAACAATACCTTTGAAGGTTATTATATAGGTGTTATTGATAATAACAATAATAACCCTGCTACACCTTTCAATGGCGTAAATTCAGTACAGAGCATTCAATCATCTAATGTAAGCAATAACACCTTTATAACTGTACCACAATCAAGACTGAACTTCGCATTAAGCGCTACTTCTATTGGTGGCAATGGAAGTGTATCAGAGGTCTTAGAAAATCTTTCACAATTCGATTTAAGCGATAAGACTTTTGATGATACGGTATCTTTTGGTCTCTTTAAGATAAGAAAGAGTATATATACACCCGATACAATATCTCTTGATTATGCTTTAGCAGAAAGCTATGTCGGTTCTTTAGATTATCACAGACAAATAGCTGATCAAACAGGTGGACCTGCAAAGACATTTTATTTGGGTGAGCAAGTCAATAATTCTAGCAATCTTAATGTAATTGTTAATCCTAATGTAAGCAATAGGTTTTCCAATACATGGTTAGATAATAATGGGGTACCAAATAAAAAAGTACGCTTTCTTTCTCCTCAATTAGCCGCATTTTTAAATGGCCCAGGTTTTAATGATACAGATGAAAGTTATATAAACAGAGTCGGTGTTTCAAAAGCGGCTGTCGAAGCTTCACTCGAGGATTTAGGGTCTACAGATTCATTATTCGCGGCTGGTATTTACTCTAATACTGTAACAGCAGACAAATCTGTAGGTAATATACCAAGAAAAGTAGAAAGAGCATTCGAATTAGTTGAAAATACTGACGTTTATCAAGTTAATCTCGCTGTAGAGGCAGGGTTAGGTACTATTTACGTCAATGCAATGGAGCAATCTAGTGGTGGAGTTGAAGGCTCTGCTGGTTCGTTTGTCGATAGCACACCTTTAAAATCACTTACTTCGTTTTATACGACGAATGCTGAGGGGTTATCACAAGAAGGTTTAGATCTAAGAAGTAGATATACCTCTGTGGCTAACGTTTTCGTTACTGCAGCAGAAAAACAAAGAAAAGACTTCATGGCTATTCTTGATCCTTTAAGAAATATCTTCATTCAAGGTTCAAATTCTAAAGTTATTAATACTAAAAAGATTCTCAGCCCTAATGCTGGTAATGAACCTGATCTTAACGAACCAGGTCTAGTTTCTACTAACTTTAGTCAGCATATTTACTGGCCTTTGAGACATCAATTCAGTACTATTAATTCATCATATGCAACAACATACAGTACTTTCGTGCAAGTTGTTGATAGTGTGTCTAATAAACAAGTCTGGGTACCGTTTTCTGGCTTTGCCGCAGCGTTAATGGCAAATACAGATAGTAATTTCCAGCCTTGGTTTGCTCCAGCTGGTTTTACTAGAGGTGTATTAACTGGTGTTAATGATTTGGGTGTTTATCCAAAATTAAAACAACGTGATCAGCTCTATAAAGTATCAATTAACCCTGTTGCATTCTTCCCTGCAGAAGGCTTTGTTGTCTTTGGTCAAAAGACATTGCTCAAGAAGCCATCTGCCTTTGACAGAATTAATGTACGTAGATTGTTCTTGAACCTTGAAGTTGCAACTAGAGATACAGTTAAATACTTTGTCTTCGAACCAAATACATTGTTTACAAGAACACAAATTATTAACACATTATCGCCTATTTTTGATAATGCAAAAAATACTGAAGGCTTATATGACTATCTCATTGTTTGTGACGAAAGAAACAATACACCTGATGTTATAGATAACAACGAGCTTAAGATTGATATCTATATTAAACCAGTAAGAACAGCAGAATTTATTCTCGTTTCGTTCTACGCAACAAGAACTGGTCAAGATTTCAATGAATTAATCGGAGGTTAATACTAAATATTAAAAGATTATGGCAGACATCAACCAACTAATTAGTAATTTTTACGATCAAGCGGTAGCCAGAGATTTCGCAAGAGATCTTAGCTTTAGAATAACCCAAATACAACCTGACCCCGCTTTAGGTATTACTTTTGATGAAAAAGATTTGGTTTATATTAAAGCAGGTACAATACCAGGTAGAGAGATTACCAATATTACCACTTCTTACATGGGTTTAAAATTCAATATACCTGGTGTTGCAACGTATCCAAAGAGCGAAAGCTATACTCTTGAATTTTACTGTGATAGAGATAGTAAATTGAGAGAAAAATTTGAAAAGTGGTCAAGAGCATTGTTTAATGATGCTAACTCTACCGGTAACTATAGTGTACCTCAAAAATCTTCTTATATTCAAATGGCGCAATTAGCTCCTGATTTTTCTGTAGTAAAAGAGTTTAAACTTGTTGGTGTAAGTATTAGATCAGTTGGTGAATTAGAGTATAAAATTGCTGAGGGTGATGGTTCTCCCTTATCTTTTAGTGCAACTATAGCCTATCACTATTACGAGATAGTATAAAATACTTTATCCCATAAATAATAATATGGGAGCACTATCCAACGCTTTATCTAACGCAGCTAGTAGCCTGTTAAACAACGCTACAGGCTTATTAAACGGTCAAAATCCGCTAGTACAACCTCAAATAGCGCAAATTTTAGGTATAAATATACCAGCTACTCCCTTAATAAGTACAAGAGATTACTTTTTAGCTCAGCTAAACACCTGGTTAACAGCTCCAGCCCTTCAATCTCAATGGATTTGTGTAATAGATAGGTATCCTGCTATACTAAACAGTTCTATACTTAGAACGTTAGAGAGAACAGCAGGAAACTATAATGCTTACGATATTAATATAGCGAAAGCTTCTCTGACATCATATCCTTTTCAGAGGGTAGCAGGTTGTATCTTCGCTAACAAGGTACAAATGCCAGGAGAGTCATATAATGTTGAATCTGCTTCTGTAGAAAATAATAGAGGCTTTTTACCTGGTATTATTAGCGGCAAGAGAACAAGTTATTCAGAGGCACCTCTTACTATAGGTTTTTATGAATCTAATACGAGCTTTATGGATTTTGTATTGAGACCATGGGTAATGCTTGCAAGTCACTACGGATATGTGACGAGAAAAGAAAAGCAATACAATATTAAATGTAATATTACTCTTCTTTATTATTCTAAGACTTTTCAAAATGTGAGTATGATACCTAGAAAGGTATTTCGATTTTATAATTGCGTACCAACTACTATTAATGCTCAAAACTACGATTATTCAGAAAAAGAAGCTGTAGAAAGCTATGATATAAGTTTTGCCTATACAAATTATACTATAGAGAATAATCTTTATCTACCTTTACCTCAAATTATTAATACATATAAAGCAGGTAAACTTGATTTTCCTAAAATTTCACCATTTCAAAGATAGTGTTTACAGAATTTAAAATAAAAACTTATATTCCTTCTCTTTCCTCTTTCGAGCATTTAAGAGAAGTTAATAATAAAGACTTATTACTTGTTAGTAAGTTTTTTTCTTCTAATGATGATGAAGGAGCATGCGAATATTTGGATTCCTTGTTACCTATTAAAGATATAAGCTCTCTAGATAAATTCTTCATATTATTATGTTTAAGATCAACCTGTATAGGTGATCAGATAAGCCTAAAGGTAAATACTACAGGTCAACCTCCCGCAACATTAAAAGTGAGTATAAAGGAGGTAATTAAAAAATTAATAAACGTTCAGTTACAAAAAATACCCGATTTTATTAAAGACGATCTTTGTGTAAAGTTTAAAATACCTACAAAGCTATATTATAAAAACTTACTTTTTTTACTATTTGATATCATTGAAGATATAACGGTTAAAGAAAAATTAAGATCTATAAGATTAATGTCAGAAAAAGAAAAAATTTCAATAATTAAAAAACTTAACAAAGATATTTTAAAGGATATTAAGCAACATATTGCTAATAACACTCAAATTATTGATATAACTAAAATAGAAAATTTTAACAACCTTAAAATATGTTTTACGAACAATCTAGCTTTTAAGATTATTAAGATTTTTTTTAGTCAAAATATATCTAATCTTTATTATAAACTTTATCATTCTACTCAAAAAATTAATCTGTCGTATGAAAGTTTTTTATCTATAACTCCTGCGGAAGCGGATCTTTTACTTACTATTCATAAAACTGTAAACAACATTAAATAATTAAGTGGAAAAAGATTTAAATCTTCCGACAGAATACTTTGAAAAAGAAGAAAATAATTTATTAGAAGAGGATGTTTCTAATAATAAAGATCTTCTTTCCGTAGAAAATTTTACCCCTTCTTCAACTCAAGAAGAGGAGGAAGAAAATATCGGTGAGGAAGCCACATTACCTGTTCTTAATATACCAGAAAAACAATTGGCTAATTCAACAGAAGTATTAAATGCTTCAATACCCGCAACAAATAATTCACAAAACAGTAATAGCAATATACAAACAAAAACTTCTTTAAATACAGAGCTTCCACAAAATAACAATAGCAATTTACAGACAAGACCAGCTTTAAACGCAGAGCAAATACTAGAAGAAATTTCTAGTATAGATAATAAGATTAATAGTCTTGAAAAGCAAATAGAAAATTTAAACGCAGAAGAGAAAGCAAATTTTAATAATATTGTACAACAAGACAATAATACCTTCAACGACTACAATAGCGAAGAGGGTGATAGTGTTATAGAAGTATTTTCAAATAAAAACACTTTACAAAAACAATACCTTAAGCGTGATATTAATTTGCTTATAAAGCAAAAAGAAAAATTAAAAATAGAGCAACAAAAGCAAATTAATAATACTCCCTTTGTTGACGATAATCAGTTTGCATCTAATTTTTCTGATCAACCTACCCCAGTAGGTAATGAAGCTTTGCAGAAATCTCTTGAAGTAGAAGAATTCCTTAACAAAGAAGGGGACGAGCCTGTAGTTGTACAAGATAAAAATATCGGTACTGCAGTTATAAGTGAATCTCAGGGCAATCTAGAAAACGCCGTAGAGGAGCACGGTGGGTTAGATAACGCTTTAAAAGATTCTATTAATAATCAAAATAATTATACTCAATTTGTACCTAATTTTTCAACAGAACCTATGCCTGATAATAACGCTGCTGTCGCTAATAATACTCAGAAGATTCTTGAAGTGGTAACTGGTTTATCTTCCATTTTAAAAGATCTAGTAGGTTCAATGAAGAGCGGAAGTAATTTTAATAGTTCTACAACAAGCAGCAATAAAGAAAACACTTCTCAGACATCAAACTCTCAACCAACAGCGCCAGCAACGCAATCAGCGCCTGCACAAGGTTCAAAAGAATTTAAACCTACTTCAAATTTTAAAGGTGACCTTCCTTCAGCTGACGATTTCCCTGCAGGTTTTGATTTAACTCAATTAGGGGGTAGCAACCTTTTAACAAGAATTTAATATGGGCAATTTATATTCATTCGATAACCAAAAGTGCACTAAACCTGGAGCACCACGTGCTGTGCCTTCTAATGCATTTAAACTTTCTACTAACAGTAATGATTTTATTTTTAAGGACAGCTTATTAGGATTTCAACCTGGTATGATAGACGTTGTCAGTAACTTTCAATGGACAACATCACCTCCAGGTACAGACGCTAGACAAGAAGTACCTAGAATAGAGTTAAGAGAAAAAAGACTTAGAACAAATTCTATTATTGCGGCCGCTGCTTATTATCTTACCTCTGCTGCGGGATCTGCAGGTACGTTAGGTCCTAGGATTGGCCAGGCAGGTGCACCTCTCTGGGAGACTTTTAAAGGACCTGCCCAATTTTTAGGAGGAGCATTAGGACCTTCATTAACAACTACAGGTACTGCTGCTCTAGGTTTTATTGAAAATCAAGTTATTAATAGAGGACTAACTATAGCAGGTGAAAGTAATTTAAGAGATGTGTTAGCTAAAAATTTCGATAGTTTAAATAGTGACCTCTTAAAAGCTTATGATGGTTTATACTTAACAGAAGATACAAAATTTTTCTATAATCTACCTTATTTTGCTGATGCTTGCTATGATTTAAGTAATAGCTTTTCTCAGTATGATAATAGCGCGTTAGGTGGAGGTATGATGAGTAGAGGTGTAGATAAAATAAGATCCGGGGCTGAAACTCTGGCTAAAATAGCAAACTTCTCTGAGCCTGGTATATACATAGAGAGGCCAAAATTCTTTAACTTTGAATCTGATGGGGATACTGTAACTGTAAAATTTCCATTAATAAATACAGGTTGGTCGACTTATGAAGATGTTAGACTTAATTGGCAATTAATTTTCTTATTAGCTTACCAGAATAGACCTAACAGAAGAAGTAGAGAGCTTATTGACCCTTGTTGCTTATATGAAGTAACAATACCTGGTGTCAAATATATGCCTTTTGCTTATATTAATAGTATGAAGGTAGACTTTAAAGGTGCGAGACGTCAAATGGATATAGAGGTACCATTAATGGGAGGGGTAAAAACAATTAATACTATAATTCCAGACGCCTACGAGGTTACTTTAAGTATTCAGGGACTTATTCCAGAATCGAGAAACTTTCTCATGGCAGCGCTTCAAGATAAGCAGGACGTTGTTACTGTTATTAATAATGAAAATTTTAACCCTTTTGGTGAACTATATAATAATTTTATTGATAGTCAAGCTTTAGAAACAGAAAGAATGAGAGGTAATCAATGATAACAACTAGTACTCAGAATGTATCAGCTTTAGGATCTTTTAGAAAAGATATACCTTATCTCCCTGAAATAGATGAATATAGCTTTGAATCTTTTTTGAGAATGTATCTCACGAAAGATAATCAATTTTACTACAATATATTAGGTGCTTCTGTATTTTTTGAAGGAGAGTTAGATCCTAGCACATATTATAAAATAAAAATTACTAGAAAGATGCCCTGGACAACTGTAAGTTATAATGAATATAGAAATATTAATTTATGGTGGTTGATACTAGCAGCTAATAAAATTATAAATCCTGTAGAATATCCCGCACCAGGTACAGAATTAAAAATACTTTACCCGAAATATGTTAGATATGTAATAGATAAGATTACAGAAAGAGTACAGTAATGAGCAATTTTTTAAATAACGTAATTCAAAATGTAACGGGTAATATACCTCTAGGTATGATTGGAGGTAAACAGGAGAATAATGTAGAGCAAATAGGAGATAACACTTTTATTTTTAATGTTTTTTTAAATAACGGAACATCTAGAGTAGGTATAAAATTTGCAGCAATTGAAGAGCTTAATATAGTTGATGATCTTAGATATTTTTATGTTTACGGTACAATGACTATTAATTACAACGAGGATGTTTTAGAGTCTTTTGAGGGAACTGGTGGATCCACTAAGGAGGTTGAACCTTACGTTTTTAGAGGAGATGGCAGAGATATTTTAGAAATAGATATAATGCCTCAGTTAAAGGAACAGCAATGCATGGAGATTTATTGTACTGAAAGCGAAAAGAAAAAGTATAATATTAAACATACTTGCTCAATTTATAAGTACGAAGATTTAACTGAAGGAGCAGGTAAGAAAAAAAGAAAATTTTATTTCTGGGATAGGGATTATCAAATTCTTAATGAGTTAAATATAAATTATTCTACTGCAGATAAATTTAAAAATAACAAAAGTTTCTTCAAATCAAATAATTCTTCTACGACTGTTTCTAAGTCAAACACAGATGTAAGTGCATATACAGGAGATGCCATAGAGGATATTTTTAAACATGCTTTAGTTGATACATCTAAATTAAAATTTAATAAAGGAATGTGGGAAAAAGGTTCTACAAAAATATGTTACTATTCCCCTGGTATTAACAAGGCGGTTGATGATTTAAATTATGTTCTTACCTTCCATGTTAGTGATAAAAATAATTTCAATCTGCCTTGTTTATTAAAAAAAGAAAGATACACAGAGAAATACAATCTCACCCCTTTAAATAAATTTTATAAAGGTGGTGTAAATTTTGGATCTATTTTAGGAGGTAATACAATTTCAGCAGGACCTGAAGTAATAGATGATTTTATTATAGGTAAAGTAGATCCTGATCCTACTGATATTAAGGCACCTATGTCAAGAGGTCTAAATGAGATTGTACCTACAGATTATAATTTAATTGAAGATTACACCTTTACCAAAATTGATGCAAATGAACTTCAAACTTATATGACCTCTCACGTTGTTCACGGTCTTGATCCTAGGGGGTTTTTCAATAGCAGTTTAAAATCAGGTAATCTTAATAGTTTAACAGATGTTTATGATAAAGCTTTTGTTAAAGGAAATAGCGCTAATCAAGGTAAACCTGCTAACTCTAATTTAACTTCTAACAATATAAGAAAAACTTTTAATAACGTTGATCATACCTATGTACCTTATGCACTGGACGAAGCACAAACGAGAAGTTTTGGTACAAATAGAGCCATGTTAAACATTTTCTTTAAAAATACATCTATAACTTTTAAAGTTAGAGGTAATACTTTAAGACAAACGGGTAAATTTTTTACTATAAATAGAACTGATGGTAATGTGAGTAAATCTCACGATAATACTATTTTAGGAAAATATATGATAACATACTTAAGGCACGAATTTAAAAATGGTAAATATCAAAATACTATTTTAGGTACAAAACCATATTCTTACGATAAACAAACATTCACAGAAACTGTATGATACCTCCATCACCTACATTTTTTTTATTACTTAGAAACTACAACCCTATAACCGAGTCTATATCACCACAACTAAAGCAAGCTATGCAAGGTTATGGTGAGAATGTTCTTGGTCTTTTTAAAGAACATTTTAAAGCAAAAAATTCTAATACACCTAGCAAATCTTTGGGTGCTTTTTTTGCAAAATTAGATGGTAAATTAAAAGAAATAGATGATGTAGGTATTGTACAAGGTTGGAGAACATATTACGAGTCTCAACCACCTAATGTTAAAAGCGAGACTTTAAAACTTTTACCTAAGCCTGTTTTTCTTGGTAAAAGCTTACCTCAAGGTAAAGTAGTTTCCATGGGTAATATTTTAACAGGCCCTGTAGCTCATAATGTTAATTTGCCTGGGTCGCAAATTCCTACAAATTTAGTTGATCTAGGTGTTAATGTTCCAAGTTATATAACTTCTAATCTTACTCAGGCAACAACAATAGTTGGTAAATTATTTAATAAGAATATAGTTAGCATTATGGATAAAATTTCTGTTAGCACGGAAAATCACGGAGGTAATCTTACACCTGATAGTAAGCACGTAGAAAGAATGGGTAAAGTTGTAACCGACTTTACTAAAAAGTTATTAGACGGTGCAGGTGACGCGAGTACTTTTCTTTTAAAGTCTATGAATTTTAATCCATTCGGGCCTCAAAATAGTGATATAAGTTCCCCGGGACTTGCTTTAGAGCAAAATGTAGAGGGTCAAAAAATAGTAATGACGCCTTCAGGTTTAGATTTAATTAAAAAATCTAAAACCCCTATTAAGAACTTTGCATCTCCTAAAACTACTAATCTTGCTTAGTATCCGCATCTTCTATTTTAGAAAAGTCGACATCTATAACTTCTGTCTTCTCTAGTAATTTCTTAAATATCTCGTCGCGAGTTAAATAAACTCTTTCTTCATCTACGTCGTTTTTACTTTTTTGTTCTGAGAGTTCTTTTTTGGCTTGTATTTCCATTATTTTAATCTCTTTATTGCTTTCTAATTTACTGTTAGATACTTGAATATCTTTAAGAACAGAGAGCGCAGAACCAACAGCTTTAAAAGCATTTGAAAGAGCATCTATTTCTTCTGCGTCAGGGTTGTTAACAAAAACACCTTTAAGCTCACGTATAACATCCAAGCCTTCCTCAACCAGAAAGCCAGTTTTTTCTAGGAGAAATTTCTCTAAATCTTCTTTTTTTAAAGAGTCTTTTTCGTTGTTATATTCTTTGTTTTTTTGAGATATACAATCAACTTCTTCTTTTAGTTTTTCAGTAAGCTCGTTGACTGTTAAAAAATCCTCAATATTATCTTCTTGCATTTAATTAGTTAGTCTGTTGATTATTTCCTTCTTTATTATAATATCGAATATATATGGAATCAATTCTTAAATCTCCGAAAATGCTTTTTGCTAAAACTCATCCTGATGCAATTCTACCTAAAAAGAATCATAAAGACGATGCCGGCTGGGATGTATTTGCTGTTGAAGATACCTTAATTGAATATGGTCAAAGTAAGGTAGTTCCTGTCGGTCTTAAACTAGCGTATCTAGAACCTGGCTATTGGATCAAAGTATGCTCAAGATCTGGTCTCTCTTTTAAGCATGGTATTCTAGCACATCCTGGGGTAATAGACAACGGTTACAGAGGCGATCTTGGAGTGCTACTTTATAATCACGGTATATCACAATACAGTGTAAAAAAAGGCGATAGAATTGCGCAATTAGTACTTCACTTTAATATTGATATTGAAGCAGGTTGGGGTGAAGTTCAGGACACACAAAGAGGTGAAAAGGGGTTTGGTTCTTCTGGTAAATAATGGAAAGCAATATCGAAAATCTCTGGGTCGAAAAGTACAGGCCCTCTAAAATAGAAGATCTAGTACTTACAGAAGAGAATAGAAGTATTATTGATAAATTTATAAATAATCAAGAAATACCTAACTTACTCTTTTATGGCAATGCAGGTACCGGTAAAACCACTCTTGCTAAGATTCTGGTAAATTATATTGACGCGGAGTTTCTTTTCCTTAACTGCTCTGAAGTAGGTATTGATGCAGTAAGAACAACTATAACTCAGTTTAGTCAAACAAAGAGTTTTAATGGTAAGATGAAGGTTGTTATATGCGATGAGATAGATGGATCTTCTACAGATGCACAAAGAGGTCTGAGAAATACAATGGAAGAGAATTCCGGTTATTGCAGGTATATACTTACTTGTAACTTTATTAATAGAGTTATTCAACCTTTGCAGAGTAGATGTCAGTCTTTTCTTTTAGCTCCTCCTATAGCAGGTATTATTAAGAGAGTCGCTCAAGTTTTAAAAGGTGAGAATATAGAAGTCGATGAAGATAATAAGAAGAAACTGGTCTTCTTAGCGAAAAGACTCTACCCTGATACGAGAAAAGTCATTAATGAGGTTCAAAAATATTGCGTTAATAAAAAGCTTAAATTACCAGAGGTAAATGTAGTAGATGATTTTGCTATAGACTTGCTTAATTTTATTCTTAAAAATGAAGTTCTATCAGCGAGGAGATATGTTATTGAGAGAGAAGCTAGCTTTAACGGGGATTATCCACAGCTGTTGAAAGCGGTGTTTGATACTGTTTGTAATGTCTCTTTACCTATAACAGATATTCAAAAGAAGATGTGGTTAATGACAATAGGGGAGTATATGTATAGAAATGCCTTTGTTATTGATCCAGAGATTAATTTTTACTGTCTACTTTTGTCTCTTTCAGAGCACTTGAAGTAAATTATTTCTTCTTTGGAAGATATCTAGCTGTACCTGCTGCGACTGCTGGGTCTCTTTCATCCTTAGCAGGCTCAGAAGGTATCTTTATGTTTTTAGTAGGTAAATACATCTCTGTTTTAGAGTCCTTACCGTTTCCTCTATCTGTAGTAGTGGTCTGTCTAAAGGGAGACATATAAGAGGTAGGGTCTTGTTTTTGAGTAATTTCTTCTGGCTCTATAATTTCGTTATTAGGGCGTCTGAGACTATCAGGTACAGGTGCAAGATTAACACCTGTGTCAATATGCTCTAACATAGAAGCAGGTACAGTGATGAAAGAATAATAAAGACCTGGAGCTGCTTCTTGAACAACATCGCATAAAAAAGACTCTGATTCATTTTGAATATTACCAGGACCATAGGAAGGTCTTACCGGTTTAATTGCAGAGATTCTTATATTTAAATCACTTTGTATAAAATCTTTAATTTTTTCTACATAATTAGAACCCTGATGTTTTAAGAATTCGTCAGAAAGTGCATTGTCTCTAAACTTAACAAGATCTCCTATGAGAAACCCTCCTCGAGTAAATCTCTGTATTGCTGATTCGTATAAGTTGTTAAAGTTAGCCATATGATTATTTATATTTAGTACCTTTATTACATAAAAAAAGATATACTCATAAATAATTTCATGGCTTCTGTTGTCATTGATACATTAAAAATAGTAGATAATAAAAACAAATTTATTTATAAAGATTTAAATCTTGATTTAAAGTTAGATTATATTTTAGAGCCTACTGTTAATAGTAAAAAAACTATAAGAGATATAACTGCAGCTGAAGATATATAGGCTGTAAAAAATAGTATTTTTAATTTATTTACAACTATGCCTGGTCAGAAGATACTTAACCCTATATATGGGTTAAATTTACTGCAGTTTGTTTTTAACGGTATTACAGAAACCGGAGCTAGAATGATGGGGGATTTAATTTTTAAAGGTATAACGAAATTTGAACCTCGAGTTACTGTTAAGAAAGTTTTTATTCTACCCGATATAGAAAATCAAAATTATGAAATAGCTCTTAGATTGGACGTTCCATCCTTAAATATACAAGGCATTACTATTAAAGGTAAATTATCAGATTCTGGTTTTTACTTAAATTAAAATATGAACGACAATAAACCTATAACACAAGACTTTCCTCTATCTTATAACGCGTACGCTGCGTTTGATGCAACCCATCTTAAAACATTAATGCAGCAAAGGTTATCTGAAAACGGGACTTTTACAGATCAAATTTACGAGGGCAGTAATTTTAACAACTTATTAGACGTAGTGGCATATATGTATAATGTTTTACTCTACTATCTAAATCAAACAAGTAATGAAAGCTTATTTAGTAGTTCTCAAATTTATGAGAATATGAATAAAATAGTTAAAATATTAAATTATAAACCTCAAGGCTTGCAAACGTCTATATTAGATTTTAAAGCAACAGCGAACGAATTTCTAGAACCTGGTGTGTATACTATTCCTAGATTCTCTTATTTTACTATTAATGATCTTTATTTTTGTTTTAATAAAGATTTAACATTTATTAAATCTACCAATGAGGTAGAATTTTTATCAGAACTAAGCGATTATTCCTTACTGTATCAAGGTGAATTCGTAGAGTACCCTATTTACGTTTCTACGGGAGAATTCTTTGAAGAGTTTAATATTGTTTCAGTTAATAGTAATAATGAAAATGATCCAATAGACTATAATAATATTTTTGTTTTTGTGAGAGAAGATAATGGGGTATGGAATGAATGGAATAGAGTAGAAAATTTATTTTTAGAGGAAGGTAGTTCTAAGGCATATGAAGTAAGAATAAATGAGAATCAAAGATATACAATAAAATTAGGTAATAATGTTTATGGTAAGAAGTTAAATACTGGTAATTTAGTTGCTCTTTATTATTTAAAAAGTAATAAGGAAGTAGGAGAGGTAGGGCCTGGTACTTTGGATGATAATCAACTTTTCTTTTATAATACAGATCAGTATAATACCATAATGAAAGATGTAAGAGGTTCTCAATTAAAGCTTATATCTTCTGAAGAAGTAAATAATATTACCTTTACAAATACAAATGCATCTGTACCTTATTCAGATATAGAATCATCTAAACAAATCAAACAAAATGCTCCAAACTTTTTCAAACAGCAAGGCAGACTAGTTACAGTTAGTGATTTTGAATTTTTTGTAAAATCTAATTTTAACAATTTTGTTAGTGATGTTAAGGTGGTAAATAATTGGGAGTATATTGAAGAACATATTAGATATCTCTACAATATAGGTTTAAAGCAACCAAGCTTAGACAGTAGAGTTTTATATAATCAAGTAAATTTTGCTGATAGCTGCAATTTTAACAACGTTTATATCTACTGTATTCCGAAATTATTGCAAAGTAATGAATTTAATTTTAATAGATGTTTTTTAAGTTTAGGTCTTAAAAATTTAGTTTTAGATAAAGTAGATAAAATAAAAATGTCTACTGTGGAACCTGTCTTTCAAGACCCAGTATACTATGCTTTAGGTTTCGGGGCCGCAAGTCAAGAGGAGACGTTTAATAAAGAATTATACCCAGAAATAGCAGAAGAAACTAAATTAATAATAGTAAAATCATCTAACTCAAATATTTCTGATAGTGAAATAAAGAAAAAAATTGAAGCAACTATATTAAATTATTTTTCTATTTCTAAAACTACTTTAGGTGGAACAATAGAGATTGATAGAGTAGTTCAAGATATATATGCTATTGGAGGTATAGAGAGTATATATACAGAAAGAAATAATATCAGAGTACCAGGTTTATCCCTGCTAGGGTATAACCCCGTTTATTGTGCTAGCAATGAAGATATAAATTTACATACCCAAACGGTTGTATTGCCTTTTTTTAAGGTACCTTTCTGGTATAATAAAACTAGTATCTTTTCTCAAATAGAAATAATAAAACCAGAGTTATTGCTAGCGGGAAATAAAGAATATTAATAATGAAAAATTTAACGGGGTTAAAGATTAGAACTACGACGTATAAAGAAGGCAATGCCTATCAAAGCTTTTATAGTTATACGTTAGAAAACACTCCCTTTTATTTTAGACTTGTATGGGAACCCTCAGTAAGCGAAGAAACAAAAAAACAATTTAGTAATAATAATATTTTGTGGAATTTCGGCGACGGAGAGTATTACACAGGACCAGAAGCAGAACATTATTATAAATGGCCTGGTAATTATAGTGTAGAAGCAAAAATTTATGATATCGATGGTGACGTCCATACAGTTTATTCTGATAGTCTATTGCAAGTATTCAACCCTTTACCTGACATTGTAACAATAGGTGGGTTAGAGAATTTTAATTGTATATATGCACTAGATGCTGGAAAAAAATCACCACCTTTAAAGGTTGCTAGATATAATAGCTGGCAGTATGATCAAATGCTTAATGGCAAAAATTATACAATTAATTTATATGCTTCAGGTAGTAACAGTACCTTTATATCAGTAAGTTCTTATTATAGCTCTCAATGGGCACATTTAAAAACATACTTTGGTTTTATTGAACGATCTATAACGTCGGACAATGTTCTAACTGAGAAATTAGTCGACTCTACAACTACAACAAGTGTTAGTGTTTACGCCAGAAAAATTAATACAGGTAATTTTAACGGTATATGGGACGTGAGATTAAGTTTTACTACCTTACCCGAGGAAGGTACAGTTTTTTGTGGAACTTCAGGTGAAATGCCTGAAGATAATACTTTACACTTTATAGATCAAAGACCATCTGATAGAAGGTCCGACAGTCTAATTTTAATATACGCGTCTTTTGATACTAAATTTTTTAAAGATATTGATTATAAAAATTATAATTATAATACTAACGAGCCTTACGGTTTTTTAAATACCGTCTATTCAACACAGACTTTAAAAAGTATTTTTAATAGTGCAAGTTCGCTTGCTATAACTTCTAACGGTATTACCGTAGAAGGAATTACTGATGTCGGTACTTTATCAGCACAGAAATTATACTCTTTTGATCTCTATCCTATAAAATATACTAATACCAAGATACCATTTATTATTACTTTGAAAGATGCCGAAGGATATACAACTAAATGTTACCCTTCTTTAAATTTAAAAAAGGATAATGAAGAGTTAAAAATAAATGATGTTGAGCTATCTGTTGTAAAAGTCTTTAATGACGGTACTTTACAAAAAATTGAAGGTACAAATTTTTACACTAACACTGCGGTACCTATTTACATTGACAGTGGGAGTTATTTTGCAGGATTGTTTGAATGCTCTGAGTCTGCAGTGTCCGTTGTACTTTCAGCTAGAGCACTAGTACAAGATTTTTCTAAAAATGTGCCTAGCAAAGGTCTTTGCTTCTTAATGCAACCGGGTTTAAATAAATTAAGAAGAATAAGAAGACTGCCTAAGTATGGTTATTTTAAAGATAGCGAAAATTTTGAAATAACAATAACTAGTGAAAGAGATACGTATAGTCTTCCTATAAGTGGAGGTGTTAATATTACCTATGTACCAGGTTATCTAGTAAATCCCCTCTCTGGTAGTTACTTGTGGGTTGCGGACAGTAACACAGATTACGTTTACATCTTAAATGAAGATGGAGAAAAAGTTGCTCCAGATATTAATTTACAAAAATTAAGAGTTTTAAGTAGAGGTTTAACACCGTCGGTGAGAACTATTAATATAAGAAAAGAGACCGCTAATCAGAGTGCTTCTCCTTGTAATATAGCAGTAAATAGTGTAGGTGATGCATGGGTTACTTTATATGACTGTGTAACTTCTTTCAAGATTGATAAGCTTACTGGTATATCGAAATCCTATGTAGTACCTCCAGTTAATAATATTTTTTATAACAATCTCACCTACTCCTCACTTCTTACAGCTACTAGCGGATTTGCGGGTGAAAATTTAATTTTACCTACGAGTGTCGATATAGATAAATTTGATAATGTATATATCTCTTATACTCACCCTCTTAAGAGTTTTATAGGTAAATATGACGATTTAGGTAATTTACTTAGTATTATTGATTTTCCTCCACCTCACACTGCAAAGAGTATACTAATAGATGGTGATAATAATTTATGGGTTACTACTTTTAACAATAGTCCAGTAGACGCTATTGATAACCCTCAAACACAAAATATTGTTGATAGGACAGATTATTTATATTACTATAATTTTGAAGATAGTAATAAATCTTTTGTAGAAGAATTTTCGTTTTTAGGAGATATCACAATGGATAGTGGAGGTAATGTGTGGGTTAATAGTGAAAATAATATTATCACACGTATTACCCCGGAAAGAAAAAAAGATAGATTTATAATAGGTAGTCCACAAAGTACTACAGATTATGTTCAAGACTTTGGTGCACTTGGTGGTGATCTTGACGGTAATCTTTTAATAGTAAATAATTCTAATGGAGTTTTAAACTACTTCGATACCACTGACCCTAAACAAATAAACGAAGAGGGTATTCCTTTCGTTGTATTACAGGGTATTGATGAAATTAATATTGAGTTTAATTCAAGAAGCTACTATAAAACAATTGGAGACTTTACAGGTGTAAAATGGTATTTAAAAAACAAAGTTAAAGAAAATACACGACCTAGATTTGTTACCGGGGTAAGTACTCTTTTTGATATAAAAAATTATACCCCAGTAGTTATAAAGAAAAATGAAAACTATGACATAGCTTCTACTTTTAGGGGATATGTATTACAGGAACCTCTTTACAATAATGATAATTTATTTGATAATTTTTTTACACCAATACTCAACGGGAATACTAACAGTGTAAATGAATTAGGGAAAGTAATTTATGAAAAAATTTCTAATTTTACAGACAATATCAGTGACATAGACAAATGTAATATAAGGAGTTTAGATTCTTTTTATGAAATGTTTGGCGAAAATACTGAGGTCTTTGCTAATATCTTTCCCCCTAATCTTTTACGAACTATAGATTTCCTTTCAATAAAAAAATGCTTGTTGTTTGGTAGTATTAATAATTTTTGTAACAATTTTATACTTTCTACTTTCGAATATAGTCCTGATTCAAATTTAGGTGAAGCTATAGATATAGAAAAAGGTACTTTTGTACCTGGAAAGCCAATAATTTCTTATGATTATTTTACCAAAAAATATCGTTTAATAGCAAACACTCTTGTACCAGAAAATGATATGATACCTTTTCAAGATTATCCTCTATCAGCAGTAAAATATAATTGGGGATGGGGATTGGTTTTAGGAAATAAAAGCAATACCTTTAAAGAAATTGAAAATTATTATAAATTTTACACCTTTAAACCTACCCAAAACGCGGAATTTTATGACGGTTTGATAGATTTTAAAGATGAACTTACTACATTAAGACCTGAAATAAGTACTTTTAACGATTGGACAAAATTTGGTGGTGGAATGGAAGAAATCTTAACATCTTCACTTTATAATATTTTAAAGCTATAAATATATCATATGAGCTATAAACCTGGACTTCCTAAACCTTCTAAGACCCCTTCTAGAACGCCTACTAAGACACCTACTAGAACGCCTTCAAAAACCCCTATAAGGACTATAGTAAGGACACCCTCTAAAACACCTTCTGTAACAGTATCCCGAGCAAGTGTACAGGTATCTCCATCAATAACACCTTCTGTAACAGTATCCCGAGCAAGTGTACAGGTATCTCCATCAATAACACCTTCTGTAACAGTAACACCTTCTGTAACACCTCCTACAACGCTACCGTCGACACCAACTGTAACACCGTCGCTTACACCGTCTGTAACCCCTTCCATAAGTAGAACAAGCAGTGGTACAGGTAATAGAATTGGCACTATATATAAAATAAATTTATAACATGAAAAACAAATATATAATTACAAGTTTAACAGAAGAAGATATAGATAAACTAATTAAAGAATTAATTACCCCGGGTATATCTCCTACAAATACGGCATTTAATGACTTCACACCTATAGATGATTATCTAGGTGTTTCTCCATTTTGTATTCAATTAGAACTGACTGAAGAGGAAGTTAATGCATTGAGAAATTGTCCTCTTGTAGCAGATATAAGTATGGTTACTGATAGGAAAGTTAGCCATTTTAATACTTCAAGAATTTTAAATTCTACATACTCTTCAACAAATGATAGCGCTCACCATAACTGGGGAATGTCTAGATGTAATTCAATTTCAGCGCTACCACCATGGGATAATAATTTTACTTACAACAAAACAGGGCAAGGAGTTGACGTGTTAATTATTGATTCAGGTATTATACCTAACCATCCTGAATTTTTAGACAATAATGGGGTAAGTAGATTAGTAAAAGAGAACTGGTCTTACTTTTACCCTGTTACTTCAAGTAACACTCTTTCTGTTTCTTACAGTAATAATAATTATACTATTAACGGTGTAGTTGACCCTACCTTGTATGTAATATCAGATAAATTAAACGGTACAGGTACACCAGTTTATAGAACAGAAGTATATACTTTTAACTTAGACAGCTCTGTAGCAAATGACCCGTTTTATATAGGACCAGCTATAGGGGTTCCATTTAACTCTACATATGTTACAAACAACGGAGCCACAACAGGGACAGTGAGATTATCTGTGTTTGGTGCTAATAAGTCAGAATATACCACTAATCAGAATACTATGTATTACTGGAGCGGTAGAAATACTAGTATAAATGGTATTATATCTAGAACAAAATACAATACTCAGGTTGAGGACAACCTCTTTTACA